TGTGATTTTTCTGTAGGTCACACTGCTATACTAATAAATGGTATTTCTGATCAAGGAAATCGTTGGACTATCAATGATAGCAAATTTGAAGAAATATATTCTAGAGCCTTTGCCGCTAACTTTGGTATAGGAACTAAGATACAAAGATCAAAGTTTATCAACTGCGGAAATCAAACCAACACCGCAGCCAATCCTGTTACAGATATTGTATCGTTTGGTCAGTCTATGGAAAACATTGTAATCCAGTGTTCTAGCAATAGACATCAACAGGGCGGATTTACCAGTGTAAGTACCAAAGGGGTTGAGGTTGAAGTTTTAGGCTCAGCCAGAACTAGTTTGATAGACATGAATCGCAGCGACATATTCTTGTCTAATAGTTTTAGACCATTAGCAGTATTCAGCGCCTATAACAGATATACCTACATAGATTATATTCTTAATCTAGGAGTACATTCTAGGTCAGGACAGATAGTAATAATGGTGCCTGAGGATCAAGGCAGTATTTCATTTACTGATAATTACGCATATTCAACACCATTCATCTCAGAACCAGGAGGAGTATTGATGACAAATTTCCAATTCAACGTAGAACTAAGAGACAATAACGGAGACAGCGGTTTGGAAACTATATTATTGTCATATCAAAATCCTCTGGCTACTGGTGCCACCGGAAACCTATCTTACACGATAAGTTACGGTGTTTGATCTCCACGGCACAGAGAGATTAATAGAATGGAAAAAGTTCAGAGATAGTTTAGAAACGGACGAATCACCTTTGATTCGAGTCGCTGATCTTTGGTCAAAAGCACCATTCGTTAACTCTTACCTCAATCCAAAAAACCCTACCGAATGGCCCGATCCATGGCAGTTAATTCTTGATCTTAAACTAGATGATCTTGCTATCTGTCTAGGAATGCTGTATACTATTAAATTAACGCAGCGGTTTATGGATATTGAATGCGAGATACATACGTCTATGCTATCTAAAGAGTTTAATAAAAAATTCTTTTTAGTAGTAGATAATAAGCACGTTTTAAATTATACATTCGGTTCTGTAGATAGTTTAAACGTACTTGATCGGGCCCTGACTGACAAAATTTGGTCAGGCCACAAGTTGCCATAAATATCAGACTTCGAGAGACATAGATGATTACAGTAATAAAAAGAGATGGAAAAAAAGAACCACTAATGATTGAAAAGTGGCAAGCACAAGTGGCAAAGGTCTGTAAAGGCATAGCAGATGTTAGCCAGTCAATGATAGAAATCAAAGCGCAGTTACATTTTTATGATGGCATCACTACACGAGAAGTTGATGGTATTACACTTAGAGCGATTGTAGATTTAATTGATGTCGAACACAATCCAGACGTAGGTCATACTAACTATCAGTATGTGGCTGGCAAGCAACGTTTAAGTATGTTGCGTAAAGATGTTTATGGTTCATATGAACCTCCTCGACTATTTGAAATCGTAAAACGAAATGTAGATGTAGGATTGTACACTCCAGAATTACTTAATTGGTATTCCGAAGACGACTGGAACAAAATGGACGATATCATCGACCATGAGAAAGATGAGCAGTACGGTTATGCATCTATTGAACAGTTGATTGAAAAATATCTAGTACGAAATCGTGCTACCAAAGAAATCTACGAAACACCACAAGTTAGATATATGATTGCGGCTGCAACGGTGTTCCATAAAGAAGAGCCCAATTCGGCTCGTATGAAATATATTAAGGAATATTATAATGCTGCTAGTGACGGCCTTTTTACTCTTGCTACTCCTGTCCTTGCTGGTCTTGGCACTCCGACGAAACAATTTTCTTCTTGTGTTCTCATACGTAGCGATGATGATCTGGATAGTATATTCGCTAGTGGGGAGATGATGGCCAAGTATGCCAGCAAACGTGCAGGCATTGGTTTAGAGATTGGACGTCTACGTCCGTTAGGCAGTCCCATCAGAGGTGGTGAGATTATGCACACAGGTATGATACCATTCCTGAAAAAATGGTTCGGTGACTTAAGGAGTTGTTCACAAGGTGGAATTCGTAATGCATCTGCTACTGTCTTTTATCCCATTTGGCATCATCAGTTTGATGACCTCATCGTGCTCAAGAACAACCAAGGTACAGAAGAGACACGAGTTAGACACATGGACTACGGGGTCGTCTTGTCGGCCTTCTTCTGGAGACGATTTAAAAACAAAGAAGACATAACCTTCTTTGATCCTAACGAAGTACCTGAACTATATGAAGCATTCTACAAAGACGCTACTTTGTTTGAAGAGTTGTATGTAAAATATGAAAAGCGTAAAGACCTACGCAAAAAGGTCATGAATGCTGAAGATGTTTTCAAGGGTGGTATACTGAAAGAACGCACAGATACGGGTCGCATCTATTTGGTGTTTATTGATAATGTAATGAATCAAGGACCATTCGATCCTGAATATCATACGATATATCAGAGTAACCTGTGCTGTGAGATCCTATTACCCACACGTCCATTTAAACGATTAGACGACGCTGATGGTCGCATAGCGTTATGTACACTGGGATCTATCAACTGGGGATCGTTCCGAAATCCAGAGGATATGCGTAGAGCCTGTAGGATTCTACAGCGTAGCCTGTGTAACATCCTTGATTACCAAGACTTCTTATCTATCCAATCTAAGTTAAGCAATGATGAAATTCAACCATTAGGCATTGGAGTTACTAACCTTGCCTACTGGCACGCCAAGCGTGGTTTCAAGTATGGCGAGAAGGATGCACTAGCAGATGTTAAGAGTTGGATGGAACATCAGGCCTACTATCTAACCGAGGCCACTGTTGAGTTAGCCAAAGAAAGAGGCAGATGTATAGACAGTGATAAAACACGATATGGTCAAGGTATTTTTCCCTGGGAACTAAGAAGCAAAGGTGTAGACGATTTAACCAGTTTTAAACCTGAACTGGATTGGGAAACATTACGCAAGGAGATGAAAGAGTATGGAGTGCGAAACGCTACTCTTATGGCTATTGCTCCTGTTGAATCTAGTTCTGTTGTTATCAATAGTACTAATGGTATAGAAATGCCTATGAGTTTAATTTCAACAAAAGAAAGCAAGGCAGGATCCTTTACACAGGTTGTGCCTGAATACCATAAGTTAAAAAACAAATATCAATTAATGTGGGATCAGAAAGACTGCGAAGGATATATTAAGACTGCCGCAGTTCTAGGTGCATTTGTTGATCAAAGTATATCGACAAATACATTTTATAATCCAGCACATTTCCCAGGCCGCAAGGTTCCAACAACATTAATTGCTAAGAATTTAATGTTGGCCCATTATTGGGGTATTAAAACTTTCTATTATAGTTTGATCAATAAGGCAGGAGCCAAACAAGAAGAGATTACCCATAGCAATGGATATCATGAACAAAGCAATGGATAAGTTGCAGACTTTGAAACTACCGCACGTGGATTCTTTTGGGTTCCTGAAGAAATCAGTCTAGCCAAAGATGCAAATGATTTTAAGGAAGCCAGCGATGCAGTTAAACATATCTTTACTAGCAACCTGCTTAGGCAAACTGCTCTTGACAGTCTGCAAGGTCGCGGCCCAAGTCAAATCTTTACTCCGGTCGTAAGCCTTCCAGAATTAGAAGCACTGGTCTACAACTGGACATTCTTTGAAACAAACATTCACAGTCGCAGTTACAGTCACATCATTCGTAACATTTATAACGTGCCTAAGGAAGTGTTCAACACCATTCACGATACGCAACCTATTGTGGACATGGCGTCTAGTATAGGGCTGTACTATGAAAAATTGCACATGATCAACTGTCGTAAAGAACTAGGTGAAAAGTTTGCTGAACACGAACATATCAAAGCCATCTGGTTAGCCCTTAATGCCAGTTACGGACTAGAAGCATTTCGCTTTATGGTATCATTTGCTACATCATTAGCAATGGTAGAGAACAAGATCTTTATTGGCAATGGCAATATTATCAGTTTAATTCTACAAGACGAGTTGTTACACAAAGGTTGGACTGCTTGGATGATTAATCAAGTAGTCAAAGAAGATGAACGATTTGCTCGGGCTAAAGCAGAGTGTGAAGCAGAAGTATATCAAATGTATACAGATGTGATTCGTGAAGAAAAAGAATGGGCCGACTATCTGTTTAAGAAAGGTCCAGTTATTGGATTGAATGCCAATATTCTAAGAGACTTTGTTGATTATACAGCCGCAGTGGCTCTAAAAGAAATTGGAATTAAATATAATAATCCTGCACCAAAGTCTACTCCAATACCCTGGTTTAACAAGCACAGTGACACCAGTAAGAAACAGACTGCTTTGCAAGAAAGCGAAAGCACTAATTATGTTATTGGTGTGATGAGTGAAAATATTGATTATGAGGCTTTGCCGACTATATAATTATGAACTACAAAGCACAGTATAAAATGCGTAGCCCTTTTGATTCATGGAAGAATGCTAGTTCTTTTGGTAATGAATCTGCGGCTATAGCAGAAGCACTAAGAAAAAAACGTGCCGGTGCTTTGTTAGTTAGAGTAGTTGACAGCAAAGGTAAAGTAGTTTATTCAGCATAGAAAGGAAAAAAATGAGAGCGGTTGTATGGAGCAAGTATCACTGCCCCTATTGTGATCAAGCAAAAGCATTGTTATCACAGAAGGGCATTCAATTTGAAGAGCGCAAGATAGGCGACGGTTATACCAGAGAAGAATTATTAGAAGCGGTACCGAATGCAAGAACAGTCCCACAGATTTTTCTAGATGATAAATTGATCGGTGGATTTACAGAACTAAAAAAATTCTTTGATCAAGGAGACGGAAGTCTTTAACCGTAATCTATGGGATGGTTCAGCGAGTTTCACAAGAAAAACAAACAAAAACCAGTAAGGGCAGTCAATGATCACGACAAGCATCAGGCCATGCTTGATGCCATTGCTCCTTACGCAAAATTAAAAGTCCAGTCAAACTTAACAGAAGTTAAGATATCTAAATCAACAAAAAATACCAAAGTATGTTTTATATTGATGCCAGAGTGGGCCACAAACTTTCCTCCTTATAACCTCGCTAGATTAAATTCTGTGGTTAAGGAATCAGGATACGATTCTAAATGTATAGATTTAAATGTTAAATCTTGGAATTATTATAAAAATAATTTAGAAAAAAAGATAGATTTCGATCCTTGGAGCGGACCTAGAGATTGGTGTTGGGTAGGGGACGACTACTATAAAAATATTCATCAACACCTAGAACCGTTTTATAGACAACAAATAGAAGAAATTAAAAAATTTAAGCCTGATGTTATAGGCTTTACCATCTACTATTGTAATTTTGAATCAGTGAAGTGGATGGCAGCAGAACTAAGAAAAGAACTCCCTGATATCAAAATCGTAGTTGGCGGCCCACATATGCAGGCAAGACCAATAGTAGATGAAATTTTTGATTTTGGTGTTGCAGGAGAGGGAGAACTATTGATTCTAGAAATATTAGAAGAAATAGAAAACGGAAATATTAATGCTGAATATAGATTGCGTTATCAACCCGAAGAACAGAGACTTAATCTCAACAGTCTTCCTCTACCAGATTACAGCGATATAGATTTTAACGAATATGCTGTACCTAACGGTATCAATAGCGAACTCAGCAGAGGATGTACTGCTAAATGTACCTTCTGTGAAGAAACACATTTCTGGAAATACAGACAGCGTCAAGCAGTAGACGTTATACAAGAGATAGAAACACTGTATTATACTAAAGGCACAGATGTTGTATGGTTTCTAGACAGTCTTGTTAACGGTAATCTTAACGAATTAAGAGCGTTTGCTAAAGGAATAATCGCTAAAGGTATCAAAATAAAATGGGTAGGATATTGCCGCAATGACGGAAGGATGGATGCAGACTATTATAAAGATCTAGCAGACAGCGGATGTTTCATGTTGAGTTATGGATGCGAATCTGCCAGCCAACGAGTGCTAGACGATATCGCCAAAGGTACTACCACAGCCGATATGGAACAGAATTTTAGGGATGGATCTGCTGTAGGAATAAAAGCACATACTAATTGGATTGTAGGATTCCCTACAGAGGACTATCAAGATTTTGCAGATACTATGACATTCATATGGCGTAATAGAAATAATGGTATTGTTGATATTTCTCCAGGGTTTGGATTTGGTCTTTCTGTATCAACTATTGCAGGGCAGAACCCAGCAAAATTTAATTTACTTGATCACAAATACATGGACACATGGATTACCAAAGATTTTAAACTTGGTAAATTGCATGTATTGTCTAGAGTAAAATCTTTTGCTATATTCTTACAGAATTTAGTCAGCGAAACTGATATCGCAATATCTCATAGACCCAACCTTCCTAGATTACACTATAAGTTGAATTGGAAAAATCGTAAAACTATTAAAGAAATAGAATACGAACAATTTGATTACAATATTATTAAATCCGATATCAACCCTTTTGCTGACACCTTGGTCAATGAAATGTTTGTGTTGTTCCGAATGCTATGGAGAACACGTGGTGCTTATGATATTGAAGTGATCTTTGATGAAGATCTAGATATGAAAGAATTTGGAGATCGAAATGCCGGACCGTTTTGGGCTAAACAAAAATTTGAAATAGACGAACAGGGTCTATGGCGAGCACATTTTACCTTTAAATTTAAGCAGCCTGAAAGTTTAATAGACCCTCCTGATCCGCTTACTCCTAGAAGACCTTTTTTTGCACAAGACTATTCTAGAGTTGAAACCAACAACGCAAAGAGGGCTAGAAAATTAGCCAAACCAAGTTGGGGAGATGAGGGCCGGTCTCATGAAGAATTTCATGCCTTACTAGAAGAAGAAAAATTCCTAAATTCCACAGTCGATCTATCTTTTGAATATGAGTGGCAGGGTCAGGGCGATTGGTCTAATCCGGAAAGATTTAGAGTAGAGCCATCTAAAGGCAAAATTAAAAAAATCACCCCCATAATTCCCATAACATAAATATTTCAAAATAGGACAACATATGTTAATAGACAAAGGATTAAGTGCCGGATCGGTAGTAACTATGAAATTAATCAATGGTGAAGAAATCATGGCCAAATTAGTTGAAGAGACTGCTGTAGGGTTTAAAATTTCAAAACCTCTATCTCTAAATGCCGGTCCAAAAGGACTAGGAATGATTCCATTTTTGTTTACTGTAGATCACGAAAAAGATATCGTAATCAATAAATCAGCAGTGATGGCTATCACTACCACTGAACAAGAGTTTGCCAATCAATATACTCAGGGTACCACAGGTATCGCTATTGCAGGTTAATCATGCCAGGAGTTAGCAGAGTAGGAACAGATAAAGCAGGTGGCACTATTGTCGGTAACCTTGCCCCTACAGTCTTTGCCAATGGTTCACCAATCGCCGTAAAAGGCGCAGCAGTAGCAGGACACGGTCGAGCACCGCACTCGGGACCTGTGATGAGCGGCAGCAGTGGCACAGTTAAAGCCAATGGTATTTCTATTTGTCGTGCAGGCGACTCTGCCACCTGCGGTCATGCTGCTTCGGGCAGCGGTAATGTTATAGCAGGTTAATATGAAAAAATTATTTTGGAACATTTTAGGATTCTTAAGTTTAGGTATGGCCTATATTGGAATCATCACCCCCGGCATACCTTACAGTATCTTTGTACTCTAGTGGCTGTATGGGCATGGCGCTTCCCAAATTCAGTAGAAGAACACGATCGCCGCAAAGCAGAAGGTAAGAGGATTGGATGGCTGAAGTAAACTATACTGTACATAAATTATTTCCTACTCCAGTATATAGAAGTAAAGTAAATGTTGATACACTGACGTATCATAAGTTGACTAATGGGTTTGAATGGGAAACCAATGACAAGTATCGCGGTGACATTATCACTCACAAAGAAACCAAAGAACGTCATATACTAGATCTTCCACAGTTTGCCGGATTAAAAAAACAAATTCAAAATCACGTAAACACATTTGCATTTGAAGTACTAGCCTGTCAAAAAGATATTTCGTGGCAGATTACCACATCGTGGGTTAACGAAGTAGTTAAGGGCGGTTACAGTTCAATGCACACTCATGCTAATAGTCTAATTAGCGGTGTTATGTATCTTAACGTAGACGAAAAATCTGGAGGATTGGCCTTTCACAAAGAGCCGTCTTACAAACCGTTATGGCACGATACTATAAGAATTGACTTTGACGACATTACAGATTTTACTACAGATGCTAGTGTCTTTATTCCTGCTCAAAATGATATATTAATATTTCCCAGTATTCTGGCACATAGCGTTTTAATCAATGAATCAGATATCGTCAGATACAGCCTGGCATTCAACGTGTTTCCTAAAGGCGTGTTTGGTAAGGGCGGAAACAGCGAACTGACATTATGAAACACAGTCTTACACCATTTGCGCATGCCGGCTGACAACGGCAATTACACTGTAAATAAACGGATTTTAGATCTTGTAGAATTAAAAAATCTTAGAGAAAAAATACAATCTCACATTGACCATTTTATGCACGAAGTCTTAGACTGTGATGATCAATTATCTTTTGAAATACAGAACAGTTGGGTAAATCAACACAGCAAGAATGATTTTGCCGGTTCTCACAGACATTCAAATAGTATTATCAGCGGAGTATATTATCCAGAGGTTGATGATCAAAGCGGTGCTATAGTTTTCCAAAAAGACAAAAGTTATTACAATCTTTGGACTGATACTATAGAAATAGGATTTAACTATCAAAAGCACAACAGACAAGATAAGTTAAATGTTTTTAATGCCGATGCTTGGGGAATATACCCCCAACCCGGAGATATTGTTCTGTTTCCTAGCCTATTGTACCATTCTGTCACAGAAAACCAATCAAATAACATTAGGTACAGTTTGGCCTTTAATGTGTTCCCCAAAGGCGAATTTGGTGATCATATTAACAATTTGAAATTATAGATATTGACATCTCTGCTTAAAGATGCTTAAATAGCATATATGAAGATTTTGTTAGATAGAGTAATTGAGACAGGCAGTAACCTTTGTGTTAGTACCGTTAGATGAAATTGGCAGATCAGTAATATACAACACAAAGGAAAAGTAAAATGGCAACAGGAAAAGTAAAATGGTTCAACGACGCCAAGGGTTTTGGTTTCATTACACCGGACAATGGCGGCAATGATTTATTTGCTCACTTCTCTCAAATCCAAACAGGAGGTTTCAAATCATTACAAGAAGGACAAAGTGTAAGATTTGATATCACTGTAGGACCAAAGGGAGAGCAGGCTAGCAACATTCAGCCTGCTTAATTGTAAGGAATAAAAATGAAAGCGTATGAATTTATTGTAGCAATTTTAATTGTTACATTTCTAGTAATACATTTTGTTTTTTAAGGAATTGTTGTAATCCCTTCAAAGTGAAGGCATTCTGGACGCGGGTTCGACTCCCGCCAGGTCCACCATAAAACATATTGGTCCCACACCAGGCAATTGGAGCCAAAATGTCGTCAGTATGTTTTATAATGGGCCTGCTATGGTTTCGACAGGGTGAGATAATAGAGACGGCAACACGGTAAAGCAGAAACCGTAGGGTTGGGGGAACTCGGCCGAAGAAGCAAAAAACGTAAATGCAAACGCAGATACATTCGACTTTACAGCGTTGAACTTCACTGGTAACACTGTTGCCAATGACGACAGATTCGCTTTAGCAGCCTAAGAAACTGCAGGTCCGGGGCAACTATGCCTTGTTAACCAAAATAGTGAAAAGCACCTTCGGGTGCTTTTCTTTTGGCTATATCTTCAATATTTCGCATCGAAGTTGTGCGTACACGCACATGTTTTGTTTGAAAGTCTATGTATAATTGTAAGATCATATTATTAGAAAGGAAAACGTATGACAACAACAATCACAATTAAAGATAAAGCAATCAATGCGACTTATCAAAATGTAACAGGAATTACAGGCGGATCGGGAGATGGCGCTACATTTGACGTTACCAAAACTAATGGAGTGTACTCTGTAGTTCTTGACAGCCTAGCCGCAAGTGCTGGTACAGGTTACTTAGCAGGCGACACTATTACTCTTGCTGGAACAGCATTGGGTGGTACTGTGGCTAACAATCTAATTGTTACTGTGGCCACAGTTGGCGCTGCTGGTAAAGTTGCTACGTTTGGTGTAGTAGGTACAGGTCGCATTGGTGACGGCACAGTTGATGTTCAAGTTGATGTTACTGGTACGGACAATACTGATACCTATACACTGATTGGTAATAGCACAGACTACACTATCACAAAAACAGATGATAGTATCACTGCTGTTAGCACAGTGGCTACTAACGTAACTTTTAATCTAGCAGATCATGACCGAGTAGTTTTTGACGACAAAGCCTTTGCATTTGACGCTGATGGCCGCGCAGGAGATGTCTATGCATTATTGGCAGCCGCACTTGGTGAAAATGACGTCACTGCCGGCTTCCAAGGTATTGGTATCTATCTTGCTGACGCAGGGTGGACAACTAAACAACTAGCAGAAGCACTTTTGGCTACAGATGTTTATAAAACAGATGCTGGCGGTGTCAGCAATGAAACATTCATCAAGCACGTTTACAAAAATGTATTTGGCACAGATGCTACATTGGCAGAAGTTACAGCATTAACAAATTGGATGACTGCTAATAACTACAGCCAAACGGATGTATTGGTTACAGCCAGTGAACTAGCAAGTTTCGAAACTGCTATTGGGTTGACTGGTTTAGCCACAACCGGTATTGAATATACCCCAGTGATTCTATAATCGCTGACACGTATCTTTTCAGAAAACCTATCGAGGTAGGTTTTCTTTTATAAGTATCCGTATGAATACTTTAACCGTAGGCGGATGTAAAATTCCTGTAACAAATAACATACAATCAAATCTGACAGAAATTAAACTAGCGATCGATTGGGCCTCCGATAATGAAGTTCAATTACTAGTTACTCCGGAGTGTGCTCTAAGCGGATACCTTTGGGCTCCTAGAGACCAAGATCCAAAAATAAAAGAATTGGCTGAGGCTTTAGAAGAAATAGAAAACTACTCTAAAGAAAAGAAAGTTGATTTAATTTTAGGAACAGCATGTTATAATAACAACGGCAATTGGGCAAACACTCAACGTTATATTTTCAATGGTAAGTTTGTAAACGAATACTCAAAAAATCTATTAATAGATCCTGAATTTATCTATACTAGTGAACGATCATTTCCTCCCATTATAAATTACAATGGTGTAAAGATATCTGGACTTATATGCAACGACTTTTGGTCCAATCCAGTGTTATTTCCTGGAGGATCTAGTCAACTGCTGAGACACTTACTACAAAATGAAGTACAGATAGTATTTGTCAGCGCCTATGTTCCAAAAGAACCCGGTCCGGAAAATTCTTTTTATTATTGGCATCTTGGACAGATATCTAATATGGGATTGTATTGCCAATTCGCTACAGTAGTATCAGACGCATCTACAAATGTTGACGGGTCACCTTACACTGGTCAGCCTGCATGTCCTGTAGGTGTTTGGGACATGAGTGGTAAATCTATCACAGGCGAAAAGTATTTCAAGCACAAGTTTTCCTAAATCGTTATTGAAAAAACCTATAAGCATCATTAAAAAATATTTAGGAAAAACCTATTGATTTTGTATTTTAATAGGATATATAATATACACATAGAACAGCAGTTCTTAGAAGTTTTCAACACACACAAGGAGAAGATATGAAAACAGTTGGTGATAAATTAGCCCCATTCGCAGTAACAGGGGTCAACCCAGGTAGTGATAATTTTTTTACTATCACAGAAAATAGTTTTGAAGGCAAATGGAAAGTAATTGCATACTATCCAAAAGACTTTACATTTGTTTGCCCTACAGAGATCGTAGCCTACGATAAACTGTTTCAAGATTTTGCCGATCGTGATGCTATTCTATTAACAGGTAGCACAGACAATGAGTTCTGCAAACTGGCATGGCAAGCCTCACACGAAGATTTGAAAAAAATCAAGCACATTCAATTCGCAGATACACAGCGCGGTGAGTTGTCATTGATTGAACAACTTGGTGTATTTTACGCACCAGCAGGCGCCGCACTTCGTGCCACATTCATTGTTGATCCTAACAATGAAATTCAACACGTAACTGTCAACAACTTGAATGTTGGTCGTTCATCAGATGAAACACTTCGTATTCTTGATGCACTTCAAACAGGAGAGAAGTGTGCCTGCAACCGTACAGTAGGCGGGGAGACTCTATAATGACTGCTTGGGTAGATCAACTTAAAGACACTATTCCTGACTATGCCAAAGACACACGTCTTAACATCGATGCAGTAGTTAAGCGTTCAACTCTACCCCAAGAAGAAGCAGAAGCCGTTGCTTTGGCAGCGGCTTTTGCCACAGGCAATACTAAATTGTGGACTTGGATGCAGACTCAGATCGCTGATCAGAAAGAAGCAGAAGCCGCGATTACCGCTGCCAGTTTGATGGCTATGAACAATGTATGGTACCCATATGTTGAAATGGCTGAAGATGCTAATCTCAGCGGGTTGCCACCCCAGTTGCGTATGAATGCTATTTCGACGCACGGCGGCACTACACAAGAAAGATTTGAAGCATACGCTCTGTCTGCTTCGATCGTAGGCAAGTGTCACTTCTGTGTCAAGGCACATTATGAAACATTAAAAAAAGCAGGTTATACAGTAGAACAACTTCGTGATATTGGGCGAATTGCCGCAGTTATTACGGCTGTAGCAAGAGTTCTTAATAGTTAATTTAACGTAGTTAATTTGAGGCCCGGTTTATCCGGGCTTTCTTTTTGGCTGAGATAATTAATATACAGAGAGGATATTATGTTAATAACAGAATTGAAATTACAAGATTGGTTCAAACTTGAATTTAAGGAATGCTATTATGGGAATGGCATAGGTCTCGAAGCAGATATCATAGACTATGATAAATCGCTAGGTGAACTACCTGACGTTGCAAAAAAACTATATTTTAGAGTAGGTATGGGTCCTTATAATTATGCCTTTCCTGCAAATTCGGGATGGGGCTCACTGGAACCTGCATTAGATAAAGGATTTCCAGTTCCACCACCAGAAGTGCAAATAACTAGACCAGACAATTACGTATGTTGGAGACTACCCCAGCATGAACGTCGACTTTGGCAAGCGGGCGATCCAGTATATTTTGGGTACTATTTCAAAGACAATCCTGTGGAATTTGAATTAGATCCAAAAACAGCAGAAATACTACAAAAAGATTTTGATTGATTGACAACCTCTAAACTTGATGCTATAATACTAGCATTGTTTAAAGTTTGGAGGTTTCTTTTGAGTATGCATCTTGAAGGCCCGTGGCTTAGTACCACCGGCAAGAAAAAAGGTAAAAAGAAATTCGCATCTTCTGCACACGCAAGAAAAGCCAGAGAATTGGCCGAATTGTGGGAACAGAAACAGAAAGAATGGAATCAACTCTCCTATACAGGTACCAAAGTTAAAGGTATTGGAACAATGCACAAATCAAATGCAGTACCTATCTTTTCGGACGAAGAAGCCGTAGATATTTCCAAAATGCGTCGATAATCTTGCATTTTGCCGCTGGTTGTTGTATAATGAGATATATAAATTACGTTTCGCAAAGAAACTAAGATAGTAGGTCTGAAGTATGTCACAAGCAGAAAAGGATCCGCGAGTCTTGGCCTATGAGAAACCCGTGAGATTCGGGCGGTCAAGGCTCCAAAGGCATATGAGTTATGAGATCATGTGTCCAATGGAGACAACTACACGAACCCAGGGTTCTTTTTTAGAGCCTCGTGAAGTTACTCCCTTAATGTAATGTTACAGAAAACTCGTAACACCAAGTGAAAGGAGGACTTATGGAAAAGTCAATTAAGTTTTTATCCTACCTCGTAGGATTATTAGCAGTGGCCTATTTGGTCCAAGGTATTACCACAACCAAATTTGCTACTCTAAAAGAAAAGAATGGTTATTACAGCCAGGATGTTGTTTCGATCAAAACTCGTGAACAACAATTAGACTGTCTAGCGATCAATATCTATCGCGAAGCAGGTTACGAACCTTTTGAAGGCAAAGTAGCAGTAGCCCAGGTTACTATGAATCGAGTAGCCGCTGGTCAATTTGGTAATGATGTCTGCGGAGTTGTTTACCAAAAGAATGTTGTTATGGAGCGAGTCGTTTGTCAATTCTCATGGGCATGTGATTCTGTTCATAAAAGCCGACCAGTGAATCAAGCCGCTTACAAAGAAAGTTATGAAGTAGCCAAAAAAGTTCTTCTAGAAGGATTTAGGCTCAGTGTATTAAAAGATGCATTGTATTATCATGCCAACTACGTGAATCCAAGATGGTCCTTAGAAAAGATTGGACAGATTGGTAATCACATTTTTTATAAACCTAAAGAAAGGTCGTAATCATGAAATTTGATGTCACTAATTTAAAAACTTTAATCACAGAAAAACTCAGTCATCTATCTGCAGAGACTATGGGGTGGTTGGCTGTAATCGTACTTCATGCATCTACAGTTCCTAGTCTTTTGGCCGTCATGGCCGGACTTACAGATCGCTTACCTGGTGTTGATTTGGTATTGCTAGTTTGGACAGGATTGACTCTATTGTTTATCAAAGCCGCAGTCCAAAAAGACATGCTGAATGTCGTGACCATTGGTGTTGGATTTATCATCCAGGCTGTAATGATGGCATTGATCTTCTTCAAATAAATTGGTAAACATCGTTGTTGACTTTGGTTGGCAACGGTGTTATACTAATACAGTCGTAATTCACACACAGAAAGGCAGTTTATGAAAAAGGCACTAGCAGTTGGTTTATTGGCAGCCGCCATCACTGGTTGTTCGTCAATGAAAGAAATCGACAATCGCAAAACTTACGCACAGCCTAGTTGGTATCAAAGTTGTGCTCAAAGTGGTACAGAAGGTTTGTTCTGGTGGACTAAAGAAATGGCGTATGCCTGCGGTGCAGGTGAATCCATTCACGCACAAGCCGCAGAAGAACAGATGTATGCTATCGCTATGAATAATTT